CCGAGGGCTCTCGCTATAGTGCAGACATCTCTTCGTTCGACGAACGAAGGATGTAACCTGACCACATCTCTACCTTCTCTGAGAGGACATAATGTCATGTCAAAACGACAAAGTGTCCGTATGATGCCAATACCGGATTGGACTAACGGTCCGAATTGGCGTCAGCGTCGGGTAATTCGTTATCCGCCCAACGCTAATGGTGCCATCATAACTGATGACAACTTTAGCGGTAAGTTGACAACGAAACCTGAGCTCAGGGGTCGGAAGGTTACTTCCGACGAGAACCATGGTCTCTGGGTTCAAAGGACCCGCTTACGTGGGCCCTTTGCCGGAGATATTGGAGGTAACTTCACTTCCTATTCGTTTGCTGTTATTAGCGAAGCAGCTAATCAGCACACGTATGGAGGTGATGTTTGGTTCAGCAATTGGTTGGAAAGTGATTATCACGGACCAATCTATGCTGTTGATCCCAATTCTCTCCTACATGACGAGGCAAACCTCAAAAACTTGAGGCCCCTCGGCACTAAGGCGATAGCGGAGATCAAACCTACCAATAATGTCGCCAACCTAGCCGTTGATATAGCGGAAATCTTCCACGGACAGATACCCAAATTACCGGGTGTCCCTTCATGGAAAGGTAGAACGAATCTTGCTAAAGCAGCAGGAGACGAATACCTGAATTCCGCTTTCGGCTGGGAGCCACTTGCCGCAGACATGCGTGATGTTGCATACGCAGCTGCCAACGCTCATAAGCTTCTTTCAGCTTATGAACGTAATTCAGGCAAAGTGGTACGACGACGCTATGAGTTCCCAGTAGAGACTACCGAGGTAACCGAAGTAGTCGGACCTTCTGATGGTTTTCTGTATACATCAGATCCGTCTGACTGCATCGATTTCTCAAAGCCAAGGCCTGTGCTCTATAAGACAACCAAAACCTATAGTAGGGTTTGGTTTTCAGGTGCTTTCACGTATCACCTACCCGCCGGCTATAATAGCCGTAACGGGATGGTGAGCGCGGCAGCTAAGGCTGGACCCCTTTTGGGGATCGAGCTTACGCCTGAAGTTGTCTGGAACGCATTGCCTTGGACGTGGGCTGCCGACTGGTTTTCCAATGCGGGAGATGTTGTTTCAAATCTCTCGGATTGGGCCGTCGACGGTTTGGTGATGAAGTGGGGTTATATTATGGAGCATTGCTCCAAAAGTACAACCTACACTTTGGTTGGTACCCCGCGGTTTAAACCGTATGGTACCTGCCACGCCTCCCCCGTTACCGTTTGGAGTGAATTCAAACGCCGGGAAAAGGCCACACCATTTGGGTTCGAGATAGACTGGAATGGTCTATCTCCGCGCCAATTGGCAATCTCAGCTGCACTCGGTATAACCCGAGTGTTCTGAAGTTGTCTGCCCTATGTCGTTTCCACGTACCTAAGTTTAAACCCTTGGGTACAGGGGCTCGACATTAACCTCGAGTCCTAGGAGTGATGCTTATGGCATTCACAGATCCACAGACCGTCACAATCTCTGCTGTGACGACCCCGCTCCCTCGTATTTCAACCGAGGGGGACGAGACCGTCTATCAGAGTGCGGATGGCCTGATTCAGATGCTTGCTTCCCACGATAGTGGGAAGCGGTTAAGGCATCTGCTCAGGATCAACCACTCGAAGCTGACGGCAGATCCGTTTATTCCAGCGGAGAATGTCAAAGTGTCGATGTCTTGTTACATCGTCTTTGACGTTCCTCCTGCTGGGTACACGGCTGCCGAGCAACTTGCTGTGTATACTGGGTTTAAGACCCAGTTCGCGGCCAGCTCCGATGCGCTCATCACCAAATTGATTGCTGGTGAGTCGTAAAGGAACCGCTGCTCGGATCAGAGTCAATGTGCCTAGAGTCGAAAGACTCGATGGTCCACTGAGAACTGATCTTGAACAGCGTGGAGAAGAAAACACAAGCGACCGAGAGGGATTGGTTTTCCATGTTGAGATAGGGTATAAAGCCCTGACTCTTCTGGTTGCCACTCTTCTCCAAGTCGCCTATTTCTACGCGGACGCCATTGCCAAAATCTTTGGCTATACGCCGCTGTAGGAGCGTTTTCTTCTGTGTAGTGCCATGAAGGCATTGCACTCCTTGTGGTCATTATTCCCGTCAATACAAACCGGGAGGTTTGTGGTACACACCCTTCGGGGTGTGTACCGGGAATAATTGTGATATGACATAGGCTAAGGAAAGTCAACCTCTGTTAGGAGGTGCTTTGAAAAGCCTGATGTCACTCTGGTCCAAGATGGCTGAGGATTCGGCCATCTTATGCTGCACTAGCGCCACTCTTGACATTAATACGGTCAAGAGGCGGATCGAACATGAGGGGTTATCGTTTCTAACGATAACCCTACCAAGCCTTGGAAAAGCCACCCAAAAGTGGATTGACCAAGGTGAGGTCGGTATCCATCCCAACTTCCCTTCACAGGGAAGAGGGAGAAGTTGCCCCCGATTTCTCGGAGGCTTCTTCAACCGTGTGTTCGACCGGTGCAGCGGCACGTTGCTCGATGATCCATGTGTCGCATCTATTCATGCTATTCGTCAGTTAACACTGACATTTAGCAAGATTTCTTTCCCCTGCAGTGATGCAAGGGTCAGAAAAGCGATGCGTGGGTACATTGAGTGTGAGCAGGACGTACGTCAAGTTGACTCGGAACTCTCTGAGAGAGATCTCATTGAGTTCCAATCTATGTCAGCTTTGCTTTTTAGTGAGTTGTTTTCCCAAATAGACAGAGATGTCTATTACGGTCAACTTCTCCCTAAGCATGGCCCTGGTGTTACTGCTGATCGTCTTTCCAGTAATGGAAAGTACAATCAGCGCACCTGGACCAGTCGCCTAAATAGGGTATTTCCCCTAGATAGGTACCTTATCCCTAATCATCACTATTGTGATGAATTGGATAATGTAGACGTCCTCGAACCTGAGATGGAGATACCTGTGAAGGTTATCCCTGTCCCTAAAACGTTGAAAACACCAAGGATAATCGCGGTGGAGCCTGCATGTATGCAATACATGCAACAGGCTCTGCTGCGGAGTTTCCTTGCAGCCTACGATAGGGATGAACTCCTACGTGGACTTATCGGTTTTGATGATCAAACTCCTAATCAGGAGCTTGCTCGCCAAGGTTCGATTGATAATCGAACCGCAACGCTAGATCTTAGCGATGCTTCCGATCGTGTTTCCAATCAGCTCGTCCGACGGATGGTTGAACGATGGCCTCATTTAGAAGAGGCCCTCGATGCCACACGATCAAGACGGGCTGAAGTACCTGGCCATGGCGTAATTCGTCTGGCTAAGTACGCGTCTATGGGTTCAGCGCTCTGTTTTCCGATGGAAGCCTTGGTCTTTACGACCTTGATCTTCTTAGGAATCCAGAGATCGCTCAACGTGACGCTAACCAAGAAGGATATTTCTTCCTTCATTGGCTCGGTGCGTGTCTACGGAGATGATTTGATTGTCCCCGTAGATCATGTGCGTACCGTTGTACAGACTCTCGAACTTTTTGGAGCTCGAGTTGGTCTGGACAAGTCTTTCTGGACTGGAAAGTTCAGAGAGTCTTGTGGCCGGGAATACTTTAATGGACAGGACATATCAATTGTCCGTGTCCGGCAAGCGTTACCCGACACAACGGCAGACGGAACAGGTGTGATTGCAACGGTTGCCCTTCGGAACCAGCTATACAATGGCTGGTACCCTTCGGCTGTCCGTTATCTGGATAAGTTACTAGAGGGGATGTTGAAACATTTCCCGACAGTAACACCAGACTCACCTGTGCTAGGCAGGGTTTCACGCCTTCGCGAATATGATTGCGAACGCATGCACCCAAGCCTCTTTAGCCCACAAGTTCGGGGCTATGTTGTTGAGGCCAAAGCTCCTAGTGATCAGCTAGGAGACACTGGTGCCTTGCTCAAGTGTTTGCTCAAGCTTGAAACCAATAATTTAAGGGAAGCTGATAGCGATATCAGCGTTATACCCTGTTATTGGCCAGGCACGGTCCAAAAGAATGGACCTTCCTCGTGGGTACCACCCATGAGCCAAGATGAGAAACACTTGGAACGTTCTGGACGTCCCAAGCGCGTCAGCATAAAGCTTGGATGGTGGCCGCCCTACTGAGTTGTAGGGTGGCGGGCTCTTAGAGCCTGTGGGAG